TTATTAGACTTAGTTGGTTAATGAATACCCTTCTCTATAAGGCGTGACCGAACAACCGACAAAATATCATTGAAGTTCCACAATTACAATAACTTCACAGGAACAAAATACATTTTAAAAATGGCAAATTCAAAATTGTTAAAAGAAGCAATCGCAGATGCTAAAGCGGTTAAAGAAACTGCATTGGCTAACGCAAAGCTTGCACTTGAAGAAGCCTTCACACCAAGACTACAGTCTATGTTAACTCAAAAGTTAAGAGCTGAAGCTGAGATGGAAGGTGATGAGGAGCAAGTTGATGAAGAATTAGATTCAACAGGAATCGGTTCTTCTACATCTAATCCTACTTTAGATGCACATACTGAATTCGAAGGTGGTTCTACTGAAACTACATCTGGTGAGCCAGGAGCTCAAGTTGCAGATTTCAAAAAAGTAGCAGACATTACCGAAGAAGAAGAAATGGGCGGAGAAATGGACAAAGATGCTGAAATCGCTGAACTAAGAGCTAGATTAGCTGAATTAGAAGGTGAAGATTCAGAAGAAGAATTACCAATGGAAGGTGATGATGAAGACCCAATGGCTGCTATGGGCATGGGTGCTGAAGCTGACCCATTCGCTGGTGAAGGTGATGGTGAAGAGTACGATGTTACCGGTTCTGAAGAAGAAGATACCGAAGATGACATGGACTTAGAAGCAATCATCAGAGAGTTAGAAGCACAATTAGGTGATGAGGAAGGCGCTGAAGAAGCTCCGGCAGAAGAACCAATGGCTGAAAATTTAGCAGATGGTTCAGAAGCAGGAACTGATAAAGGCGAAGACCCTAAAGTTGTTGTAACTAACGAAGAAGAAGAATCAGATGAAGTTGACTTAGAAGAAATTTTAAGAGAAATGGAAGCTGATATGAAAGATGGTGAGAAAGTTGATGAAGCTGAAGAAGCTGAAAAAGAAGCTGAATTAGAAGAAGCTTACAAGACTATCAAATCATTACAAAGAACTATTAACGAAGTGAACTTATTGAACGCTAAGTTATTGTTCGCAAACAAATTATTCAGAGCTCATAACATGACTAACGAACAAAAAGTGAAAGTGATTGAAACTTTGGATAGAACAAAATCAGTTAGAGAGGTTAAATTGGTATTCTCTACATTAGCAGAGAACTTCAAATATACTTCAGCTAACAAAACGGCTAAGAAAACAATCAAAGAAGGAATCGCTAGCAAAGCAGTTAAATCTACTAAGCCAGCAGCTAAAGCAGTAATTACTGAAAGCGCAGATTTCGCAAACAGATTTAAGAAATTAGCTGGTATTTTAAAGTAATTTAGAAAAATTAAAAAAATAACAAAAAATGGACTTAAAAAAATTAATGACCGGAGCTAACCCTCAAAGCGTAATGCTTGAGCAAACTCGTGGTTTAAAAGCAAAATGGGAAAAGACTGGCCTTTTAGAAGGTGTAAAGTCTGAAACAACTAAGCACGGCATGGCTGTGATTTTAGAAAACCAAGCAAAACAATTATTGGACGAAGCAACTAAAACTGGTGTATCTTCAGGTTCTGAAGAGTGGGCTGGTGTAGCATTACCTTTGGTAAGACGTATCTTCGGTTCTATCGCAGCGAAAGAATTCGTTTCGGTTCAACCAATGAACTTACCTTCAGGTCTTATTTTCTACATGGACTTCAAATACGCAACTGACCAAGCTGGTTCTCCATCTTTCTCTGGTTCATCTTTATTTGGTAAAGGTGGTGCTTTCGGTAAGGATTCTTTAGACCAAAACGCAACTAAGTTAGGTTCTACTCAATTCGCTGAAGAAGGTTTATACGGAGCTGGTCGTTTTGGATACACAATCAACGATTCAGCTGTAGCTTTAGATGCAACAGTAGCAACTGCTTCTTGGGTAGATGTTAACTTTGATGCTGATTTATCTGCTTCATTAGCAGCTGGTAAAATTAAGAAAGTAACTGTAGCAACTCCAGTTGATGCGGATTTCAATGGTGTAAGAGCTTTCGAAATCGCTCAATCTGGTTCTGTAACTGCAGGATATTTCCCTCAATATACTAAGATTAACGGTTCTAACATCGAATTCTTAGTATCAGGTTCAGCAGGTGGTGTAAACGCTGGTGGTTCAACATTATCTTACCACAAACAACCAACTGATATTACTCGTGGTGACTTTGAAGATAGAAACGCTGATTTCACACAAAACATTGGTATTCCAGAAATCGAATTAGAATTGAAATCTGAGCCTATCGTTGCTAAGACTCGTAAGTTGAAAGCAGTATGGACTCCTGAATTGGCGCAAGACTTAAACGCTTACCATTCAATCGATGCAGAAGCTGAATTAACTCAAATGTTATCTGAATACATCTCTTTAGAGATTGATTTAGAAATTTTAGAGATGTTACAAGCTAACGCATTCACAACTGATTACTGGTCAGCAAGAGTTGGATACGATTTCAACACAGCTACAAACAGCTTCCAAATCGATTCTAACGCAGCAGCAGCTTCAGCATACACTAAGAGCACTTGGTATCAAACTTTGGGTATTAAATTACAAAAAGTTTCTAACAAGATTCACCAATTAACAATGAGAGGTGGTGCAAACTTCTTAGTAGTTTCTCCTAACGTAGCAACTATCTTAGAATCTATGAACGGATTCTCTGCTAACCCAGGTAAAGATGCGTTGACTTTCGCAGCAGGTGTAACTAACATTGGTTCAATCTCTAATAGATATGATGTGTATAAGAACCCTTATATGACTGAAAACGTAATGTTATTAGGTTTCAAAGGTTCTAACTTCTTCGAAACAGGAGCAGTTTACGCACCATATGTACCATTGATTATGACTCCATTGGTTTATGACCCAATGAACTTCACTCCGAGAAGAGGTGTGATGACTAGATACGCTAAGAAAATCGTAAGACCAGAGTTTTACGGTAAGATTATCGTTGATGGTATCAACACTCTTTAATCGTTAGTGATTAAATAATAGAAAAGGGGAAGTAGAAATACTTTCCCTTTTTTTATTTCAAATCATATTTATATAAAAATACAAACTCAATGTTAACTCCTGGAGATAAGATTATATTTAAAGCTTGGGAATTAGAGGAATCTACTATACCAAACACAACTGATGTTCTTGTTAAAAAAACGGATGGAGATTTTGGATATCTAAGTGTAGTAGATTTAACAACAGCGGTTACAACAACTGGTTCAATCTATATAACAGGAAGTATAGAAACCGTTGACCACATTGATTTTTCTATAAGTGCAAATCCAACACACAAAGAAGGTAGAGTTCATTGGTATGATGATGCAAAAACTTTAGCAATCGACACAGGCCAAAACAGCTTTATGATTGAAGTTGGAGCAATGACTGTTGTAAGAGGAAAAAATACTAATTCTTTTACACTTACTAAAGGAATGGTTGTTTATATCAATGGTGAGGCAGGACAAAGACCTACATTTGCAACATCTAGTATGGTTAACGAAACATTTTCAGCAAGAACAATGGGCATTGTTGCAAGTGATATTACTGCAAATAATAGTGGGTTTGTTGTATTAAATGGTGTGCTTAGAAACATAAACACATCAATGTATCCAGCTAATACGGAGTTGTATTTATCATCATCCGGTAAATTTTCAAATCAAATACCTTCCGCACCAAATCATAATGTAAGAGTTGGTAAAGTTTTATCATCCGCTGTCAATGGTTCTATTTATGTTTATGTAATGAACGGATTTGAACTTAACGAATTACATGATGTGTTAATTAATACCGGTTCATTAAAAGATGCAGCAACAAACAATGGTGGTAGTACTTTATATCGTTCATCATCGGCTTGGGTAAATAATGATAATGTAAGATTAGTACAATCAACTATGATATTGGCAAGCGTATCCTCATCTTTGAATTTCGCAGATGATACTACCGCAGCAGTAGGGGGTGTTCCATTGGGAGGACTTTACCACACATCTGGTTCTATAAAAATTAGATTATCTTAAAAATTACTACTCTTTTTTTATTCTTATATTTATAGGTGTATAACTATAAATCTTAGATATGTCTTTAAACTTAAAATGGGATGGATTCCCAGCGGCCATTTCCGGTTCAACACCTTTTGGAATTTATGATACCGATGTAGATTTTGTAAACGATGGTCCAAAAACAGCAAATTGGTGCGCTAAGCGATTAGGATACCCGATTGTAGATGTTGAAGTAATAGATATTCAATTTTATGCTTGCTTTGAAGAAGCGGTATCGGAATATTCGGCACAAGTAAACCAATTCAATCTTAGAAACAACTTAGATATCTTAAAAGGGCAACCAAAAGGTAAAGTTGCAAACTATTCACAAACGCTTGTGGATGGTTCATTTTTACCTACAGCGGTTCGTATGTCTCAACAATATGGAACATTAGCTGGGGTTGGTGGAAATACCTCAATTAAAAAAGCATATATAGAAACTGAAGTAGATAGACAAAGATATAATTTGATGACAGAAGCTATTGATTTGGATATGTTAGCAGCCAGCGGTAGTACATCTGCATCTTTTGATAAGATATATGTTAGTGGTTCTACGATAGATGTTATGAGAGTTTATTATGAAGCAACTCCGGCTATTCAAAGATTTTTTGACCCTTATTCCGTTGGTGGACAAGGTACACTAAATTTAATGGATGAGTTAGGATTTGGCGAATATTCTCCAGCGGCTCAATTCTTATTAATGCCTTTATACGAAGATTTATTAAGAATGCAAGCAATTGAGTTTAATGATAATATTCGTAAATCACAATATACGTTTAATATTGTTGATAACAAATTGGAAGTATTTCCAATACCTACTTCAAGAACTCCTACAAAAATATATTTTGATTATATAAGTAGAGATGAATTTGAACACGATTCCCAAACTGTTCAGCCGGATTCACTTTCAGATTATTCAGATATTCCATATGATTTTATTCAATACTCAAAAATAAATGATGTTGGTAAACAATGGATTAGAAAATATACATTGGCATTAGCAAAAGAATTATTGGGAGCAATTAGAGAAAAATATAATTCTATTCCAATTCCTGATGGTGAAGTTTCATTAGATGGAGCAGCATTAAGAGCAGAAGCGCAAGTTGAAAAAGATGCATTGATTACTCAATTGAGAGAAAACTTAGAAGAATTGAGTAGAAAAAATGTGATGGAAAATAAAGCACACGAATCAGACCATCAGCAAGAAATGTTGAGAAAAGTACCTTTAAAAATATATGTAGGATAATATGCCAAAGTTTATTTCAGATAGGGATGTAGCATTTTTTAGAGGATTAGCTAGAGAATTAGTAGATGTCGTAATAGAAAACGTTTGTGTTTTATTTAAAGTTGATTTAAGAGAAACCAAAGTTAATATTTACGGAGAAGCTATGAATAAATCGTGGCATCCTGGTGTTGAATTGTATGTTTTGATTGATAAAGAGCCAGAAAGTGTTGTATATGAGGGTTTTGGACCGGATAATAGTCAAAATATAACATTTAAATTCGATAGAGAAATGTGTGAAGAAAGAAATGTATATCCTGAAATAGGAGATGTAATTTTATTCAATGAATCATATTATGAAATAGATAATACAAATGAAGTACAATTTGTAAGTGGAATGCCTGGTAAAACAGTGTATGATAATCAAAAAAATTGGAGTATCGTTTGTTCAACATTTATGGTATCCAAATCAAATCTTAACATAGAAGAAAGAATAAAATAATAAAAGATGTCAGTAAACCCAATAAGACCTGGCAATAATAGAGCCAACGAAATAAAATCTACAAAGACCGACCTTAAAAGAAGTGTAACGCTCTTTGATATAGATTATGCTATGATGTCTTATTTGGAAGATACTGTTCTTCCAACATTAAAAGATGCAAATGGTGTAGGGGTTAAAATTCCCGTAATATATGGTAATTCAGAAAGATGGAATGGTGCAAGAAGGCAGGGAGTTTATCGAGATGGTAAAGGTAAAATACAATTACCTTTAATGATGTTAAGAAGAACATCGATTGCAAAGGATGAATCTATGCCAATGTTGAATAGACATCTTTCATATCCTGCTATTACAAAATGGTCAAAAGATAATCGTTATGACCGTTTTACGGCTTTAGGCGGAAGTGTTAGACCTAAAAAAGAAATTTATAACATCACAATGCCGGACTATGTAGAAGTTAATTATGAATGCATGTGTTGGACATCATTTACCGAGCAATTGAATGAAGTAATTGAACATCTTAATTTTACATCATCATATTGGGGAGATAAAGAAAAGTATAAATTCAGAACATCTATATCAGACTTTAATGTTATAAACGAAGTTGCGGAGGGAGCCGAAAGAATTAATAGAGTTGAATTTTCATTAAATGTAAAAGCTTATTTATTGCCAGAAAAATTTGATGGAGAGCTTACTACTAAAAAATCAATGTCCGTAAAAAGATTGGTTGTATCGGCAGAAGTTGATATGACTAGTGGTAATGGTAGATTAGAAGGATTTCTTACAACACCATCACCATATTACGATAACAAAGACCTTATCGATTTTTTATCTTTGAATAATAGTAAATCTCAAAACCCAACTATAAATGATACTATAACATTTGTGGGAATAAAACTAATAAAAGCACCGGAACAATTATCAGCAGTTATAACTTCTGGTTTAAGTATTGATGGAAGTACATATGATGTTAAGGTTTATATAAATGGTACTAGATACTATGACCAAACACATTTTACTGCATCTTACTCTAATAATAATTTAACATTTAATTTTACTGCACCTTTCGTAGTTGATAGTGGGGATGAAATTTCTATAACAGGCAAATTTATAGATGTATAATGAAAAGAAGCCTTTTAGATATAACTCAAAAAATTAGTAGAAAATTGGGCGATGCTGAATTAACTCCAAAAGATTTAAATCACCCAACATATTGGATATACGAAGCAAAGGGTTGGAGATTTGTAGAAATTTTAAGAGAGATAGAATATAGAACAACGCAAGATAGATTGAGGGTAATAGTTAATACTCAACATATATCAGCAAAAGACTATATAGTAGAGCAAGGAAGTGAAGGATTATTAATCAAATTTATTAAAAATAACTTTGAATATAGTTTGGATGATGATGATTACATTGAAATAACAGGCGATATAGAACAATATGCTTAATAGATTTAATTCAAATGCCAGAAAATTAAAT